ACATGACTACGTCAAGTTAGAACCCGGAGCGTTGAAACATGACTACGTCAAGTTAGAACCCGGAGCGTTGAAACATGACTACGTCAAGTTAGAACCCGGAGCGTTGTACTCACTTGCAGAGTAAGGTTGGTTTAAATCTGTACTTACGTTCATGACTGATTCTATGAGTTGTCCGGTATTTTTAACAGTGGTTATTGTTTGATCTGCAACAGCGAATAGATTATCTACTAGCGTTCCCAGCGATCCATCAACCCCAACTCCAGCTCCTTTTTGTTTTTTGTGTTTCTTAGGCATTATATAATAACATGAAAAAAAAATATGAATTTAAAAAATTAATATGAAATCTATACATAAAGACACCAACTATGTCATGTGAAAGAATATGTAATATATGTGGGGATGATTTAGACTCTATCGAGAAAGTTCAAGTTCTAAAATGCGGACATGAATTCTGTAACGAATGCATATTTGATTGGTTTCAGAATATACTCAACAACATGAAGAAATCTTATTATTCTTCACAATATTTGAAGGCACGTGAGTGTCCAATGTGTCGACATACAGGAGGTTATTTAAAACTTTTCGAAGGCGACGAATATGTATGTGGAATTCATGGTAATAAGAAGAACTTTGTTCCAAGAATCAAACCACCCGACCCTGTTATCGTTTACTGTGAAGCTAAACTTAAGACTAAGAACAAGTTGTGTAAAAATAAGGGTAAGGAGTGTCATGGATACTATTGTGGAGTTCATAAGAAGTTTGCAACACAGTATCCTAAGAAGATAGAGACAGTTGACAACAAACTTGTTGTTACACCTCATACAGATATGACCATTGCGGTCAACGTGATTGTTAATGAATCTGAAGAGAATGTTGACAATAAGGTTAACATTACAGAAAATATAGTGATAGATGAGGCTACTAAGAATGTGTTTATGAAGAAGACTAAGAAGAAGAAGAAAGGTCAAACGTTAGTTAATAAGTATTTTTCTTAAAAAAATATGATTTTTTTTTTTCAAGCATCATTTACAGTATAACAAATATTATAAATGAGTTTCTTTGATGAAGTGAGTAACTTGAGTTCGAAATCGAATATGGATAAAGAGAAGAGGAATCAACAGAGGTACGAAAAAGCCGAGCAAATGGCGTTTGATCTAATCACGTCAACAATGAAGGATAAGATGCTGTCTGAAGCAAAAGCCGGACACCAATCGGCAATTGTTCACAGTTGGACATTCACTAAAAATAGAGATGATATTAACTCCATTAACGTTTCAAGGTTTAATGGAGTTTGGATTAAGGATTTGTGTACTAAAGGTTCACTCTTACAACGTCTAACCGATTTTGTAAATGATGGAACAAAAGATGATAGCAAAAAATTCAGGACTTTCTTGAAGAACCTTAATGGAAAATTGTGCATCATTGTTAGTTGGAAAAAGCCACAGGCAAAACCAACTAAACAAAGCAAGAACAAACCTTAAGAGGTTGTTGGTAAAAACGCAACTACCTTCCAAAAAAGGTTAATTTTATAATCTAAAATTTCAACCCTAAGGGGTTAAAAAGGGGGGACTTTGTTCCCCTTTCGTTTAAGCGTAGGTCACTGTCCAATCTCTAGCTGTACTGTCGTGCATGGCACGGTTTTTGACATAAAGATCTGCAATTTCTGGAACAAGTGGATCATCTGGATTTGGATCTGTTAGCAATGAGCAAACTGAAAGAAGAACCTTCGATATTGTCAAAGCAGGAGACCAATTCTCCTTCAGAATATCCAAACAGATCTGTCCGGCGTTATTAATATTCATATGATAAATCTTCGTTTTGAACCTAATCTTAGGTGGTTTGTAGGGATATTCGTCTGAAAAATCGATATCCAGAAAGAAAACGCCCTTTTCATAAGGAGAATCATTTGGACCGTTAATTGTCGCACTCCACTTGTAAATATTTTCGCCAACTGGACCTGCTGAACAGTTCAACGGTGGGTCTTTCTTAAGACCCTTAAGTTCCTTTTGCAATCGTCGTCTCGATGTTGAATCAATAGATGTCATAGTATTGTCTATACTCAAAGTAATACATCAGTTTTTAAATTCATTTTTTTTTACCGTCTTAAAAAAAAATGATTTTTTAATTATCACCACTTAACAATCTCTTAATTAACCATGGACTCCCCAGAGTGTCAGTCATTTTACGATAAAGTAATAGAGGAAAGGCTCATAGAGATTATCAAGATTGATCTTAATACAAACAACCACGTAAAAAAGTTTATACGGGAATTTCTCGAAAATTTTTTACGAAGTGTGAAACGAGAGCTAGTTCACGGTCGACGAGGAACGTTGCGTCATGTGCGTACCACATCCTTCTGAAGAAGTGACTGATGGCTCACCACCTCCTCTCTTCAATGACCATTTTTTATAACCCCTATACAAATTTTTACTCCATGTAATATTACCCATACTATAAATAATAGATACAGCACCAAGTATCAATGCTACATAGTTAGGAATGTGATCTGAATTGTACAACTCCATAAAGGCATACACACTGAACGGTATTATTGAGAAAACTCTCACCGCTATATAGAAATATGTGAAGAATCCATTAATCTTATCAAAATATTCATACTTCTTCATCCTGCCTATCGTCCACATGTTCAATAGTGGTGTAGTCACTTCTGGTAAGAATATCGACACTAAATATGCATTAGCCAATGGATAACTCCTGAACATCAACATATAGAATATACTCAATAAGTGATGTACCAAGAACATTTTGCTGTTGTGCAAATAGATATAATAGAAATCCCACATAAAGTAACTCAACGACATATCTAACAACGTCAACTGCTCCTCTGTAAATGGAACGACCAAATTGTAATCCTCTAAATGATAGAAGTGATACAAAGGTATGAATATCATTGTCATTGAGTGTACAGTTGATACAGCATAGAACGATATAGTTCTGGAATCATCCTTTGACGACCAATCTTTCAGATATCTCCTCTCAGAACCCTGTGTTAGAAATCGTGCAGTTCTGTATATAAATGTCCAAAATAAGAAACTGTAAATAATGTTCATATACTCTTCATTGCTGAATATCTTTTAATACGATTTATTTTTGTAATAATTTTTCTACTCAAAATCTATATATGAATGTGTATTCAAACATGGATGAGATACCCTACGATGTAGTAGCCGATCACATAAAAGAGAAACTTCTCGATGACGGTTACGAACTTATTACAAAAGAGAATCAAGATAAAATAGTGAAAGGTGCTAGATTGAGATATCTGACAGATAGATCCAACCTCAAAATCAAGAATGGATTCTTCAAAAGAGTCAGTGGAGATGGTATTATACAACTCTATTATGGTAAAAGACTGTGGTCAATATATCTTGACCGTTCATTACTCTTCATTCGTGAGAAGAAGAGTAACTTTAGAAGAATGTTGGATAGTATAGTTAATGGAAATTTTACAGTGACTAAAATAGACAAACAAGAACAGGAAGATATATAGCCTTCTTCGCAAATATTTTTGATAATCGTCTCATAAAAAATAATGTTACTATAATTATACATGGCTTTCTTAAACATTAGATATGTCCTAATATTGGTTCTAGTAATAATAGTGATTGCATATGTTATGCATGTCCAAGATTCAAAGTCCCCAATGAAGCAGGGATTAATCAATAATCCAAATATCGAAATGTTCACGACTGTTAAAACAGTATCATCAAGTGCAAATGCATCCACAACAGAGAGTGAAGAGTCCAGTTTCACTTGTCACAATACAGTCCCATTAGCCATCGACACTAATGGTTATCCACTTTTATGTAAGAATGCAAATCCTTGTAACAAAGATGTTACAAATCCAAATTCAGGAAATATATCGGAAAACTGCATATCGATGATTAACGATAGTTGCGTCACAATCGTAAATTTAGCAAATAACGAAATCGGTTACAGTGTTTTTGTAAATCTTGGAGTACCACAAGGAAAGGATATACTTGATGAGGTAGATGATTGGTATAAGGATAACACAGAGAATGGACATCTAAATGTAAAAGCACGTGAAAGTAAAACAATTTACTTTCCATTATCTGGATTGTACACATTTAGAAGAAGAGGTTCAACAAGTATGGATACAGGAGGTCAGTCAGGCAAATTCTCCAAAAACTTCCAAGTTTATATCAACTAACTAATCTGCAATTAATTTCTTCATACAAAGTATATATGAAGTTTATAATACTCTTTATTGTGCTTGTTGTTTTTTATATTCTCTTTCAACAGACAAGATTGTTTGAACATCTATCTTCAAAATGTTCAACACCAAAAAATAAATATGGAAATGAGAATTTAATTGTAATAGGACCAAGTGGTACAATAGTATCAAACGATTATTGTGGCTCACAAGATAATTGTAAATTCCTATATGTGGACAATATTTTAACTGTTGTTAATACATCTACAACAACAGATATGGATTACGATATATTTTTAGATTCAAAACTTACAGATAATCATAGTTCAAAGAAAATAAGAAAGTGGTTCGAAAAATACACATCAGACGGCATATTCAGTGTTCCACCAAAATCAAGTAAGAATATAAAACTATCCTTTTATGGTACTTATAAATTCCAATTTAAAGATCGTTTAGGGGGTGGTGAGACAGCCAAGAGTTTCTTCATTAAAGTTTAACATACAACTATAACATGAACTTTTGCAAAAGAGATACATCAATACAATCATATATAACAAATTATGATTCATATATTTGTAGAACCGACTCCATTCTCTAAAAAACCCAATATGTAGAATAGCATCCGCTATTAAATAGTCCATACTATACATCATCAATAAAAACCAAGAATTTTAACCTATCAACTGTTTTTTATTGACCAACATCTTCTCCGTATCGTTTATTATACTCTTCCTACCGGTATAATCGAAAGTGTCCGCATAGTTTGTATACTCATTCTGTACACTCTTTGGCAACTTGTTCTCCATCTTCTCATAAACATCATTAATTCTATCGAAATTCTTAACAATCATCCCATCTATTATAACACCTTTGTCCTTCAATACCCATTGGTTATTCTTCCATATCAAAACAAACTTCTGATTCTGACCAGGCAATATAATATTCAAATTACAGGGATTACCATAATGCACTGCCTGGATATACTTTATCAATGAAGAGCTGTTCATTTTACTTATTATATCCAGTACAAATTGATCAGTGATATGGGATATATCCTCTTTACCAAAATCATTAATAGTTATATTAATATTATTCTGATTCAATATATTAGTTGTGTTACACCCATTACCACCATTCTTCAATAACGATTTCAATATCTCCTTCTGTTGATACAGGGTTTTAGATATATCATCCATCTCGTTGTTCAAACAACAACTGTGTTTATCAAAATTTGCACGATACTTAAACTTCCTATTACACTTTTCACACACAAGTTTAGCCTTGTCTTTCTTGATATCTCTCTCCAATTCATTCAACATAGCTTTGTGAGACATATTTATACCTCTTAATTTACATTTCTTTTTTCCCATCAAATGTCTCTTTAATCGGTATTTTGTAGGGAAATCCTTCAAACACCTTTGACAAAACGGATTATCCATCTATATTTTAACATTAAATATTTTTTTAAGTCATACCAACTTATATGTAGTATTTTTTTCTATACAGTATTATAATGAAACAGCAAGTAAAGGGAGTCAGAACTCTGAAAAATGGAGCACGCGCAGGATACGTTCTTCAGAAGGATGGATCGTACAAGTGGAGATTCATATCAAAGAAGACCACACAGAAAGGAGGGTGAGGAAGTGCCGTTTTCTTCCCAGCGAAGAAAACGGGAAAACAGAAAGGCGGGTGAGGCGGACTCGTAAAGCTCTCAAATCTCCAAAAAGGAGGATGAGGAGGAACTAACCCATTAATACTTCAATAAAATACCTACCTATGGACAACCCATAAACAATTATAATGAATGACGATATATATTAACACTCCTATTCAATAGTTGAGTATCAATTAAATCCGAAAATTATAAAAGTAAACTGGGTTAACGCTAGGGGTCAACGGGGATTGCAACTCCCCGTAACTGGGTTAACGCTAGGGGTTAACGGGGATTGCAACTCCCCGTAACTGGGTTAACGCTAGGGGTCAAACGGTCATGCATTCTCCCTTTGGTGTTATAGACATATTGAAATAGTTATCACCGAAATCGCTCTCTGATACATCGACAACTTTGTAAGTCATAGGTGGCAAGACCACTTCACACTCAGCACGTGTCAAATGAGGTGGCAGAGGGATGAATTGCAGATGCGTCGGATACGCTACATCAACAATCACCTTAACTCCATCATTTCCCATAGAGAAATCGTATACATACTCCTTAGAGTACGTATATGAAGTTGGAATAACATCCACGAACTTGTCGCCAGGTTTAAACACAAGATCATCGAGAGTCAATGAACGGTATAGTGTAATACTGTCTAGAAGATGATCAACAAGTGATTGTTGAGATTCGAATAGTTTATCACTAATTTTGTAATAACCACAATAATCAAGTGCTTTCTTAGTTTGTTCAGGATTCTTGATCTTTCCGTCCCGATCTCGATGACCCATCAATACGTCGTCAATAACAGCGTTAGCTATGTGATAGAACAGTTTTCTGTCTTGATCACTTAGGTTTTCCAACAGTTTAATTGCGAAATTTTTCACAATTGTAATTGTATTGACGTTATTCACTAATTTTTTTGTGTCATTTTTTTTCAGTTTAAAAAATCTTGAATCACAATATAACATATGTTAACTGCCGATATTACAAACACTAACGATTTCGAAGCTATTAAGGTTCTCTTAGAGATTGCGAAAATCTATGGTTTCACATCAGCAAAGATTTCACCTAACCATAAATTATTGGATATGATTTTCAATTATGCCAAAACGATGGACATCTCAGTTTATGCAGTTTGTGACAATCTCGAAACAATCGATAAAATTGCTCAATACACAGATACATGCGAAATCCAAGACACAAATCTCTTGAGATATGCCAGAGATAAATTCAAGAATATTATAGTCAACGTCAATGGTTTGAATGTGGAAACAGTAGAGGATATCTATTTCACATATGGTCCACAGTGCTTTGTTGTTGAATCAGATAGACTAAGTCTTATTAAGAGACTAAGGAATATAGGAAGTGTTAAGATTTGTTATAAGAATGAGAGTAATGAGATATTACATCATTTAGCACTTGCATTCAATGTAGATGGATTGGAGAAAGTCATCAATTTGAAAAATGCAAATACCATTCCTAGTTACGTAGGTAGGATAGATTATACACGAAAATCGCTTGGATGAGTAAATTTTGAGTTAAAAAAAAGATTGGATATATTATACAATAATGCCGAAAGTCACTGTTATTTCAACAACGGGAAGATTAGCAAGTAACGATTATAAGAGACCGAAAGAAACAATCACTCAATCTGTTCAAAACAAAGAGGACATTGAGAAGTATTTAGAGGATTATGTGGAGATCACACAGGAAGAGTTGTGTACGATTCCATTGAACTCACATCTTCGTTATATCAGATTTGACAAACAGAACAACAAGGAGCTCTTCCGATTCGGAGGTTTGTTAATTGTTATAAAAGATCAATATGTGATTTTATCTGGAAAGAATGCGAAAACATTCAGTGTACAGAGATATACATATGATGGCAACGGTAATGTTGTTCACAAAACTCGTTTCTTCAAAAAGAGAAATGAGAAGGAGAAGTTGGAGAGTAAATTGGAGGAAACCATCAAGTATTCAAATGAGGTTTTTGCAAAGCAGAAATTGGCTCTGGAAGAACAGCAGAAAGAGATTGAGAGATTGACCAAGTTGTTAAAGAAGAAAGGTATCAACTAATTTATAAATTATTGAAGTAAACATCAACCAGAGTAGGTTTAACGATATTATATTTGTCGAGATGTTTTCCGAAATGTTCATCTGAAATGAGATGAACATTTGGGTACAATGTTTGAAATCTGTACAAACTTTTCTCTTGATAGATATCAAGATGGATAGTACCTGTTGGATCATAATTGAATTTTGAGTTCAAATAGATCTCTATATTATAATAAACAGTATTTCCATCACAGTTCTTGAAAAACGCAGTATGAGCGTGGGGAATTTAAGGTTTGAAATCAACTTATGAATCACAAGGAAATAAATTTGATTTTACTGGTAATACAGTTACAAAACTATTTACAATGACCAATAGCTAATAAAGAACAAAAATTACATCATTATAGGAAGAGTACATATCACTAAAGCATGACCTTACGCGTTAACTTTTGGGTTTCAACTCTTTTTTAGTTATAGGCTAAAAAAGAGTTTTTTATAAATGATTCGTCATCTTTTTTTGGTTCAATTATCAGTCAAACCAAGCCTCTCCAAGCAGAACAACCTCACGGAGCATGTCAATGTCGTACTGCTGAACCAGCTTCTCGTTGAAGTTGGTTAGAGTCTTGAGCATCGTAGTCCATGGAGTTGGTACGAGGAGCTTCTTGTCACAGAACGCCTTGATGGTTGCAAGGATACTCACCTGAGTTCCCTTTGGTCCACACGAGTAGTATGCACCGTTCGGGAAGTTAGTGGTCATGCACTTCAGTCCAGTTTCCCTAGAGCAGTTCACAACGAATGTGTTGGGAGTCTGGTCGAAACCCATGTCGTTGTGGTACTTCTGGATCAGGCGAAGTGTACGCTCAGTGAACACCTCGTTACTCCTTGAGCCTGAGCCATAGCCTGAGCCATAGCC